TATTCAATGTGTAAAACCGTAAGTGTGGCGCACTACCTCGACTGCGATAATGCCCCGCATCAAACCCGCCACCCAATTGCTCCGCTACAAGCGATTTTCCGCACGAAATACAACTCTTATTTCTATCTCTTAGTCGGATGTACTTATTAACTGCACTTTGTGTTTCAGAGAGTAATGTTGTTGTAGTTTTCATTCTCTCTTTGGTTTCTTCGATGCGCTTTTTCTCTTCCTTTTCACGTTTTTTGGCTGCTTTTTCTTTCTCTTTTTCTAATCGCTGTCTTGCTAACTTAACGCCACATTCTGGGCTGCACCATTGCACATTAAAGAAGTTGGTTTGGAATTTTTCGCCACAGATTTTACATTTGCGATTTAATGGCTTTGTTTTTTTAGTCATTACAGTCCCTGCCCTCTCTAAGACCTAAAACATACATTTCAACAAGTAGTGCCAGTGCTGTTTTTCTCATTTTTTATTCTCCTTTCTCTAATCTTCTTGATACTTAATGCCTAAATCTTCTAACCCAAAATAACCACAAGATTTCGTGCGTTGTGCCCCCATAATTCCCACTGCGACAACCCTACCTTCACAGCGAAAACGATCGTCACTCCACTCGCCGATAAAAGCACTTACAGGCTCACCATCCCACAAATCAGAAAGCTCACCACCACATTTCGGGCATTTGTATTCTGTTTTCATAAAAAATCACCCATCAACATACAGCCCAAAAACAACATTCCTAGTGACACAATTACAATCAAAAAATCTTCCATTATTTCCCCCAAAATCCGTATCTGTCGTTAAATCTAACACCATGACTAATGCCATAAGCTGTTACATACTCAATTAGACTTGCCATACGTTTAACACTCATTTTTGCTGAGCTTTCACGAATGTTTACGAACTCACCCTCTAGACCTGGTACAACATCTGCTTTTTCATTGGTGGCCATCGCATGACCTGAAATAAACAGCACTTTCCATTGTTCCATCGTTAGCTTACGTCCCATAAACTCAAGCTGGTTTGCAACGTCTTGGCACATAGCGTGTAATTTAGCGTTTTGATCAAGGTTTCTAGTTCTTGGCTTAATATCGACAACTAGAGGCTTATCATCGTCGATAGGAAGTTGTGCGATAAAATTCTGGCAATTTGACCGCACTTGCTCTGAGCGTAAGAAGAATTGGTTTTTAATTTCCATGACTAGACCTCATTTCCCCACACATCCCAACCATCAGTCGTGTTACGTGCGAACAATTCAATGCGTGGTAAGTCACCCATTAACTCAACGATCTTTTCGCGCACAACGTCAGGCTTTTTACTATGGTGCTGGATTGGCTCAACGACTAATTGGCTAACTTTATTACTAATTCGGCTAGGTTTTCCTTTTGTTGCGATCAGGCAGCACTCCGTATTTCCACGGGTCCATCGACCAAGACCAAAAAAGAATGTATCTTTGTTTTTCTTATTTGTTTTTAACCACTGAAAACCAATCGTTTTATATTTAAATCCCCACGCCTCAATAAGTCTTAACCCTTCTGCTAACATTGGGTATGTCACCCAGAGAAATAAAACGCAGTTTTTATCAGCCATTTCGTTTACTGGCATTTCGCAAATATCTTTAATATTCATTGTTTGATAATGATTTTCAGCACTGCCGTTACAGCCTTTATCGCTATATCTCCACGGCGGGTCGGCGTAGATGATTTGATATTTTTTATTCGTGTTGAATTGAATACTCATGCGGCACCTCTGCGAGCATAATTCTTAAATTCCATCTGCTGTGCTGGCTTTTCATTAGCAAATTGATATGCCAACGCTTGATCGCAATCTACAAAATGCCCTTTATCAAACTTCATATAAGCCGTTCCAAGTTCACCAAAACGATTTTTAGTGATAATTGCCTCTGAATAATCGTTATCACTGTCTTTTTTGTATGCCTTTTCTCTGTAAAGCATAATGATTTGGCTGGCATCCTGTTCGATTGAACCGCTATCTCTTAAATCAGAGTTCTGAGGACGTTTATCACCACGAGAATCAACCTCACGGTTTAGTTGACTTAGTAAGATGATTGGTACATTAAAGTTTTTAGCGAACGTTTTAAGCGTACTTAATGAATCCTCAATTAATTGGCTTTTGTTCGAATTTTTAAGCGAGCCGTGATTCATTAATCCAAGATAGTCAATACAGATTGCGGAAAGTGGTCCTGTGTTGCTTAAATGACTTTCTGTGATAGATACAATCTCATTTGCTGATAAACCACCACGATCGACAAAGTAAATGTGGTGATCTTTGATTTTCCCTAGCCCATCACCTACTCGACCAAATTCAGTTTGATCCATGCTATTTGGATTGCGAAGTTTTCTAACTGGAACATTTGCATTGGCACTTAAAATACGGTCCATCAATTGTTGATTTGCCATTTCTAAGCTAAAAAATAAGACTGCACCTTTTTGCTCCGCAATATTGCGAGTGAGCGTTAAAGCAAACTCGGTTTTACCCATTCCAGGACGACCAGCAATGACAACAATATCGGTCGGATTAATACCACCTAAAATGTTATCTACAGCCTCAATGCCTGTATGAAGAAGTCTTGAGTTGAAGTCTTGTTTACTACGTTTTTCTAAAACATCAATATATTCATCAACTAACTCACCCATAACGACAGGCTTAACTTCAACTTTGCTGCTTAAAAGCTTTTGCATTTCAGAAAGTGCTTTTTCTGTAATTTTTTCTGCTTGCTCATCTCTTGCTTTTGATAATTCTGATGCCATCTCAAGCATCGTTTTTTGTGCAGTACGATTGACCCAAAACGACCGCACTTTATGTGCGTAACCCGTAAGATTTGCGGATGTGATTGTGTTTTTCATAATCTCCGCTAAATTGGCAAAGTCTTCGCCAAAATCTTGGTGTAATAAAATAATATCGATTACATTGTCTTTGCGTGCTTGTTTGCGAATGTTGTTATATATCGAACCGAGTTGATAAGTGGCGAACATCTCAGGCTCTAACCATGTCATCACTTCACGAGCTTGAGCTGTTAACCCACCAGCAAGAAATGAACCAATTAAACTGTATTCAAGATCATACGTCGTGTTTTTCATAGCGATCCCTCGATTGTTTTATCCATAACTTTTTCACGCAAGATATATTCAAAATCAGCACGCCAGCCACGATCGTTCTCACCAAAGTAAAATTGTGTTGCGGACCTCATGAAATCGAGGAAATAATTTCTGAATGTTTCTGCATCACAAGAACCAAAGCGTTTTTTCATGACATCAGCCAATTTTTTGATTTTGCGTTTTCTTTCCTGACTTAAATTTTCAGGGTCTGCAAGCATTGGTAAGTTTTTCCCAGATTCCATAACGCACTCGTTATACGCTTTTCCAATTCCCACATAGTCGATATTCAGTGAACGTTGTTTTTTATTTTCAGCAACTGGCACATCATCAGCGCTAGCTGATTCACCTTGAGGGGTAAGGGGTGTATTTGTATGTAATCTAGTGTTGTAATCTAGTGTATTAACGAATGTACGTTTCGGTACTTCCCGAATGTCACTTTCGGGCATTCGGGAATGTTCACTTTGTACATCAGCCAATGTTGATAAAACTTCATCAAGTTTTTCCATGTCAATTTTGAAATAAATGCGGTGTTCAAGACGTTTATGCGTTTCGATTAATACCCCAATTTCACGCAGTTTTTTACGTGCTGTTTCTTGCTCTTTACGGCTTAATCCCGTTTCTTCTTCAAGCTCAGCTTGCGTTTTATAAACGCCCAATTCTTGATTTTCGGCTTTGTCTTGCCAATAAAAAATTTGTTCAAAGAAAATCTCTGCGGTTACGCCACCAAATAGCTTGGCTAACGCTGGTCGATAGGCGATAGAACGACCAGTTTGTTTTAAAATTTCACTCGCTCTCATCGAAAATCACCTCGTCTAACTCTGCTAACAATTGAAATAGGTAATACTGAATTAATTCATCTACTCGAACAGGTCTGTTAAATCTCATAACATCAACTCCGAAGCGTAACGTGACGCGATATATTCAATCCCTTTGTTTGTTACACGGGTTTGTGTGTAATTGTGACCGTGTTCTTGAGGGTGGGTGTACGCCATTGGCTGATACCCCCTAATTACGCCCTTTACCATTAATCTTTCGATTGAACGACATAGGTCGCTATGATTTTTATTAATTAATGACGCAATCTCACGACTGCTCATTGTGAGTGTTGCTTTTTGTTCTGAAATGTTTAATAATTGATTCATCGGAACTCTTCCTTCTGATACGTTATTGACTGACCACCGCGCCAACGGTGGTTTTTTATTTGCCTTTCTTCTTTTTTCTCGCCAATTTCTTGGCTTTATCCAATAAATACGTCATCACATCAGGCTTAAACGAACTGCGCTGACGATACTCAC